GTTTCCCAGTCACGATCTGGCGGGTCAACTCGGGGATGCCGGGGTAGGTCCCGCCTGGCGAGTCGATGTCGACGATGATCTTGGACACGGTTGAGTCGTCGACCAGCGATTGAAACGCTTCGCCAAAACGAATCGTTGACGCTCCACCGAACCAGTAGCCCCACGGCGACAAGCGGTGCTCAATCGAGCCATGAAGCGGGATGATCGCCACGTCGCCCACTCGCGCGCCGATTGCCGTCCGCTCGACGTCACGAACCTCTTCGATCGACGGCAGCTTGGATTGGTCGACGGTCATTCGAGTCAGCAGACGTTTGAATCCGCATTCGTCGATCAACAGCGGCTCGGGTGAGAAAAGCAGGTTACGCATTTTCAGTCTCCTCGGTGGGTTTGAATTCGATTCGAAGGTCTTCGAAGGCGCTGGCGACACGCTCGGCCAGCTGCTCCGCGGGGCACTCGCAAGCCGACAGCAGTGAGGCTTTGACGTCGGCCAGGTGTTCACGTGCGATGCCGTCGGCCACCATCGCGATCAGCTTTCGATCTCGGTCCGGCAAGAGCCCTTCGACGCCAATTTCGATTGCGCTGGCGACCGTGGGCGCGAACTCCTCGACGAAGCGGTCCAGCCAGCCCACGAAGTTGGCCTTGGACGACGCCTTCACGGCCGCGTTGCGCTCAACCTGAACCATTCGGCTCGCGGCCAGGTCGAACACGCGCTGGGCGTACTTCACATCCTGGTTGGCCTTCGACGACTTGCTCGGATGACCTTGCCCATTGGCACGCGATGGAACGGCCTCGCCAGTCACAACCCGATCGACGGTGAACAGGTTACCCATCATGAAATGGGTCGAGCCGTGATCGGTGTTCTCCATTGGGTTCAGCCCGTCCTCGGCTCGCCACTCGTCGAGCTGCAGCGCCCCGTTCTGCAGCCTGATCTGGTTGGTCTCGGCCTGGGCCTTCGGATCGCCCCGGAGCAGCGACCGCATCGAGAACTCCAGTTCATACGGCGTTCCGTCCAGGATCTGGTTCTTGATCGCCCGCTCGATCCGTTCCGCCCACTCGCGAAGCGCGAACTGAAAGTGGCGGATCTGTGCCTCGACGCTTTGGAACTTCGAATCCTTGTAGTCCTGCAGGACTGCCGGCGCGACGCCGTACCACTGGGAGATGACTTGGATGTTGAACTGCCGCGTGCCGAGGAACTGGGCCTGCTCCGGAGCGACCCCGATCTGCCGGTACTTCATGTCCTCCCAGAGCACGGCGATGTTGTGCCAGTTGTTTGGGCCGGCGTGTGCGTTGTTCCATTCACGGCGAATGTTCGCTCGAGCCGCGTCGTCAAGGTCGGCCGGATGCTCCAGGACGCCGCTCGGCCTGGCGTCGTTGCCGAAGAATGATGCGCCGAACCGCTCGGTGGCGATGCCCATGCCGATCGACTCGGTGGCTCGCCCGATCACACCAGGCGCGAGAATGCCGTCGTTGGACATCGGGCCGACGATGTTCAGCATGTTTCTCGCCGGAATTGGATCGAAGTGCCCGCCCTTCGGATCGGGGCCGGTCAGATCCGTGTCGTCGTAGAAGATCTGGTACTCGAGCTCTCCACGGTGGCCGAATCGGTCGCTCGGCGGGCGATACGCACGCACTCGTGAGTTGTGAACCGGCATCAGCGCGACGATCCGGTCCCGCTTGTCACGTTCGATCACGGCGAAAGCGTTCCCCTGGTTCACGAGCCGCTTCATCATCAGCTCGTAGAACGTGAAGGCGTCCATCGACTCATTCGGCTGCTGAGTGAGCAGGCGGGACAGGCGAACGTCGTCGGCGAGCGTCCGGACCCCGTTCACATTGGCGTGGAGCCGGGCCGGGAGGCTCGCGAGAGTCCCTGAAAGAGCCCTGGTGGCCGCCCAGACGGCCGCAAACGTCTCGGCAACCTGTTCGGTGATGCGAATGCCGGTCGCCGACTTTGAGCCGCCCACGCCCATCCAGTTGAGCGCGTCGCTTGTCGCCAAGTCGAACTCGCCGGCCACCTGTGCACTTGGCGTGGTTGCCATGGCCGAAGCGTCGATTGGCGAGCCGAGTTCCGTCCAGTTTGGAGTGCTCATAGCGACATGTTGCCTTCTGTTGAGTAGATGCTCTTCTTCTTCGGTCGGGCGAAGAACGCGACGCGAAACGCCATGAACGCAGCGACAATCGGGTCGATCTTGTCGAGGCTCGACTCCTTGTCGGCCATCCATTCACCCCGCTGGTTGCCCTTGATCATCAGGTTGCCGGCGCACCAGCCGAGCAAGTCGTCGCCGTTGTGCCAGAGCCGACCCTCTTTGAGCGCCTTGAGGAACTCGCGGATCGGTTCGTTGAAGGCGATGTAGCTCTGCGGCATCTCGAAGACTTCAAGTCGGTGATCTTCGCGGAGGATCTCGCCCAAGTGCTGGGCTTGATGCGGGTCGTAGGCCCACATGAACTTGCCGACCTGGTCGACGCTGCCGATGACCTCGGCGCAGACTTCGCTGATCTCGCGAGAGGTAACGATCAGCTCCCCGCGTTCGATGAACCCGGAATAGGGCGGCTCGTCGAGCTTGCGCTTGGTCCTTTCGTTGATCCACGACCGCTGGGTGAGCTCGTAGTGGTAGATCGGCTCCTTGTTGTCGTCCTTGCCGACCTCGAACTTGGCGCACCTGGCCGTTGCGCAGAGATCGAAACCGCCGCCCAGGTCGATTCCGCCGCCGATCGCCGCGGCTCGCTTCCAGTCGGACTGGGTGTTGCGCCCCGCCAGCGCCCACAGATCGGGCGAGATGGCCTGTTCCTGCGACGTCACCTGCACGTTGGCGTGGAATCGGAGGAACTTGTTCTTCTCGACCGGGTCATTCGCCGCCTCAGTGGCCATTCCGCGCAGGTACCGCGGCGTTGGCGTGATCGGGTAGTTCGGGTTCGCCTTGGGCCAGTTCTTCTCGTCGAACGGATCGTCACCCTTGTCGATTCTCGCGATGAAGGCGAAGTGCTCGTCGGCCGTGTGGTTGCCGCGCTCGCACGCGTCCAGCACGTTGGTGAAGAACCGGTCGCGGCGGATCCAGATCTCGCTCTTGGAGTCTCCGGCCGTCGTTATGATCACGACCAGAGCTTGCCGCCGGGAGCCGCCAGCGGTCGTCATGCGGTCGTACAGCCCGTTGTGACGCTTCTGCCAGGCGTGCAGCTCGTCAATGAACACTGCGTGGACGTCGAGCCCATCAGAGGTGTCCGAGTCGGAGCCGATCGGCTTGAACGTGCTGCCGCGCTGGGGCATGCCCGCCGTGTCCGCGACGGAGATCGCGTTCGTGTAGGCTCGGGCCATCGACTTGAGCGACTTGTTGCGGTTCACGAACTTGACCGCTTCGCCGAAGATCGCCGTTCGCGCCTGCTCCTCCTTGGTGGCGACCGCGTAGACCTGCGCTCCTTCCTCGAAGGGATCGTCCAAGATGGTCCGCTTCAACGCGACACCGGCGCACCACGTTGATTTTCCCCATTTTCGCGCGCAGGTGATGTAGGCGTTCGTGAAGCGGCGAGTCTTGTCCTCGATGCGCCGCCAGCCGAACAGGCACCAGACGATGAACAGTTGCGAGTCGGACAGCTCGAATCGATTGCCGGCATGGGCGCCGCGAGTGTGCACCAGGCAGCTCGGGTAGAACGCGCACTCGTCCGCCGCGATCCGCTCGTCGAAGTAGTAGCCACGCTCGCCAGCGTGCTCGAGATCGTCGACGTGCCGCTCCACAGCCAGGCGGACATATCGCCCAACCGTGATGTCGCCGCTGAGGACGCCATCAATGTAGGCTTCGACTCGATCCTTCGGAGTGGCCGATTGCAATGCACATTGCCGCAATCACCCCGTCCTGGGTGCAGTCGTCCACGGTTGTGAAAGACGGGCAGGCGGCTGGACGACGCCGCGATTCGGGGTGCACGACCCTAGCCCGCCGCTGGTTCATCACTTTGACTTGACGGCGAATTCGATCTGAACGGGAAACGACTCCTCGGTCAGCTGGTCCGCCAGCTTGAAAAAGCGTTGCATCGCTTCGCTGACGTACGTCTCCGGGCTGGCCTCGGGACAACACTTGATCGTCGCCAGGGCGCCAGCCGCTTCGATGACCGTCCCATCCGGGCGTTTCAGCCGCACGGTCCGGAGCAACTCGTCGAGCCCCACGTGTAGGATTTCCTCGCCCATGTCAGTTCGACCTCTCGGCAATTCTGGCGATCAAGTCCGCCATCGGGTTGTTTTCGTCCAGCGATTCGCCGTCGGCCACCTTGATTCGCGTGCGGGCGATCGGGTCCATCGGGAATGAATTGATGATGTTGGTGAACCGCTTCGACGCCGCGGCCGCCTTGCACATCACCGTCCACTCATCTTTGGACGTGAGATCGCCGTCGGCGAGCTCCTGATCGTACTGCCGCCACCGCTCCCACCACTGGCAAGCCATGATCAGCTTGGGGGTGTCCAGGGCCGCCAGAACGCCGCGGGGCGTGTTCTCGACGATCAGGTTCCAGAGCCACTGTGCCTGGCCGCTGAAGCCCTCCGGCATGATCGGGGCGCCCAGGTCGTGATCTTGGGCGTCGAGCCGGTCGCCATGCTTGGTGGCGTGGAACGTGCCGTCTTGCTTGTGCTCGGATGTTGGTTTGGGTGGTCGTCCCATCTTGCCGTCCTTCACTTCGGAAACCCTGGGATTAAACCTGGGGTTGAGAATCCCCACTTTTTCTGGCACGGAAAATGCAACCCGTGTTTGTTGCAATTGTTGCGTCCGATGTGCAACAAAGACGCAACAATCTCATGTCCTTTTCGGGCAAGTGGTTATGGTGCTGTTTCGGGCCGCTTTGCTGGGGTACCCCCCCCTACCGAATTTCGGCACCATAACCACTTG